CCTTCGATAATCTCGTCAAAACTCGCATCCAGCGGCATGTTGCACGGGTCAGCCCATCTATTGACTAGCTGCTGGCTGGTTACTATGTCCGGTTCACTCTTTACCTGAACCATGTTTCCCCCTTTTTCTTTAATTTTTCTGCCCTTCCCACGGGTGCCTCGCTTGCCCCACGTTCGTCCCGTCCCCACAACGGTCATAAAAGCGTCTGCTGGCCTACTGGCCACCATGTGGATTGATTGGATCCCTTGTATTGTTTCCGGTCCCCCATGACCACCTTGCCCGCGTTCTTTAGATCGGATAGCCGGCGCTGGGCTGGTATATGCCCGAGCCCTGTATCGTCACCAATTTCCCCAGCTGTCAGCCCTGGGCGGTCTATTACCACCGATAAACACCGTTCGGCCGCGCTTTGACGCTTCCCGCTGGTGTTCTGATAGGCAGCAGCCTCGTGGCTGGTGTATGGATCGTTTGTTCTAGCTATTGGCGTTCGTAACATGTGCGTTTCCTTCAAGCCATTCCTTAAACTTTGGGCCGTTGATGTGGTAGTACGGGTATGTGTCATCCTTTGCCGGTGGAAAATACGTCGCACAATCCGGTGGTATTTGGCCGTTCTTAATCAATTTCTTGATTATCGAAGGCGTGGTGTCCATCAACTTGGCCGCCTCGGTCGTTCTCACCTGGTTCCCCCCTTTCCGAAAAGTATACTATCTCTCCGAGTTTTTATACCGATAGAATACAATAAAACTGGGCGAAGTGCAACAATCTTCGGGAAGTTAATAATGGAAATAAACAAAAGAAAAGGCCACCAATTTGGTGGCCCTGTTAACGGTAGAAAGTGAAGGGGCTTATTCGCTGATCTGCAAAATGTTCGGCGTTAATGGCGCTGGGTCGGCTTCCATGATGTGGCGAATTTCGGTTATCTGGTGACGGTCGTTGAACCGATAATATATCGTCATGGGGGCCAGGGTTTGCTCAGTTAGTTCAAAGATTACAGGCGGCAGTTGGTCGATAGCCTGTTGGACACCATCAATATAATTGTACGTTTTGGGCTTGCGGTCTTGAATGACCTTGTCAATAGATGCGTCCCTCAAGTGGTCCAGGTCTGATTTCTGCGCCTCGGTGTACCAGTCCAGGGCATTTGCCAGCAGCTTCCCGTCATCCCCAACAATGGAAACCCTGTCCCCTTCTTCTGTCACGACCTGCAACTGGTATTGAATAAAGGCCATGCTCGACGTTACAGACACAACAGACAATTCATAATCAACAATAGGCAGCGTTGACCGCCAACCAACAAGCCAGGGTATAAACTCGGCCCGATTGTTGGCCCGCATTTCCCCACGCTCGGTGGTCCAATACATCGTATTGGAATAGAACGTCATATTTTCGGCCAGGCATTGCCAGACGGTTTCCCAATCCCGTTGGGCAAGCCCCATAAGGTAATTCTTGACCGTCAGGCCGTTTTCACGGTCGATAACGTCAGGGGATGTTAAAAGCTCGGATATGTTGACAGTGTTGCGGCTGGGACCCCGGAACTTATCAGGCTTCAGCACAACACATTCTTTAAGTAATTCCCGGAATACTGCAGCCATCCCGGAATCAATGATAACCGTGCTTCCTGGTGGGATCGCTTCGCTATCAATTCCCGGAATATATTGAACCTTTATTTGCTCGAATTGCTGACCATCGTGACCGTTTTCGCCATTGTTTTCGCCCCACATACTAACAATACGCCCCCGGTTAATTTTTCAGGTTCTAATATAAAAAACACCCCGGCGCATTGTCAAGAAATCGGGAGCTTGTTATACTCTGTTCCAAATCGAATAATCATTATCATGGTTATTGCAGCATTGTGGGACCGGCCACCAGGTCGGAATGTGTGAAAAAGGGGAAAAGTATGCCACCAGAAGCGAACACTGACTTCCAACAATTACGCGACTATATCCAGTATTGGATAGATAATAACGCCACCAACTGGAACCGATTATTTGCGCTTGCTAATTTATCAAGCGGGACAATGATGTCAATTAAAAACCTTGATTATCTTGTAAGCCCGAGCATTAGAACGCTGCAACGGTTGGCCGACGCTATGGACGTTGACCCCCAGATTCTATATATCAAGGCCGGTTTAATTGACGGGGACTCCGACGCATTGGGTCGAATCCATGCCGAATACGACCTTACACCGGACGAAAAGGCCCTGATTGATAACGTCCGGGTCATATCTGAACGCCAGCGCAGGATTGTAATGAACACCGCCAGGGGATTGGCAGAAGATGGGGATGGTGCCTAGTGAAAGGCGGCGTTTACCCTGGGTATAAAGGCGCGTGGCGTATTCAATGGGACACATACCTCGACGGTGAAAGAAAAGTCAACGTCAAAACCTACAGGGGAACCAAACGGGAAGCGGAAAAGATATTACGGGAAATAGTATCGAGTCTCGACAACGGCACATATATCGACCCCAGCAAGATGACCGTGGGCGATTTTATCAGCGAATGGCTGGCATATAAGAAACGATTCGTTAACGACACCCCAGGGAAGGGTTCGATAACCCCTAACACATTTGCAGGGTATAGCGAAAAACTCAAATACCCATTACAAGATCCACTGGCCAAAATAGCCATCCAAAAGCTAACCCTGGCCCATCTGGACGCCTTTTTTGAACGTCTTGAAACCCGTGACAAGCCATTATCCACCGGGTCGATTAAACTCGTTCGGGATGTTATGCGAAACGCTTTTAGCTATGCAGTAGAGCGGGAATATATCAGGCGCAACTTACTACACACGGTCAACATCCCCAGCATTGAACGCCGTGACGTCGTAATCTGGACAGACCAGGAGTTAAAAAAGTTTATTCAATACAAGAAGGAACACCGGCATTATCTGAATGACGCGATAGAACTGCTAATCCTGACGGGGCTTCGCCGGTCTGAACTTTGTGGGCTCAGATGGTCTGATATCCATTTAGTTGACCCGGAACCCGACAACGAGACGCCATTTTTCCCATATATTCAGCTTGAAAGATCACGCCATTCCAGGGAAGGCGGCGGGTTCCGGGTTGGCAGCTTGAAATCGAGTACCAGCAAGCGGGATATTTATTGCCAGCCTGATTTGGTTGAATTACTGCGTGAAATCAATGGAAGGCAAATATATCTTGATTCTGAATTACCCGGTACATGGCCAGCACCAATGGACCGGTTCGTTATATCAAAAGATGACGGGATCCCACCATCCCCTGACCGGATCAGGAAGCAGCTGAAAAAGGTTGCCAAAATAGTGGGAATTCCCGAAATGACCGTCCACGGCTTGCGCCACATGCACGCCACCAAAATCGTTGAACTAAACTATGGCCTGGAACGGGCGTCTCATAGATTGGGCCACGCTAACACTAAAATAACTTTTGAAAATTACACAAAAATAAGACGCGGCGAAAACGACAAAATCCTGGACGGCTTAAACGGCTGGACCCGTTAAATAATTTGTAGCGGAATTTGTAGCAAAAAAACGATTGTTTAATCTTATCAATCTATGTAATCTCTACAATCTACGTTAGAAATTGAAGATAATATCAGATTGAATAACCACGTGTGCAGTTCTCTGGAACCGGAAGCCCCAGTTCGATCCTGGGATCCCCAGCCACCACCAATTTAAGCACGAAATCGGGCCTTTTGGCCCTTTTTTGTTGTCTTTTCTAATGTCTAATTTCGATGGTTTTGTAGCGAATTTGTAGCGAAACACTTTTTTTCATGTTTTCCCACGCTCAGAAAAAGAAAAGCCCCGACACTTAATTCGGGGCTTGTTCTGGTGGTTTTGGCTGGGCTTTTCGCTGACGGTATCGTTCCCGCCGGTCGGCGTTGTACTTCTCGCGATGCCGTGACCAGTTTGCTTTCCTGGAACATTCCAATCCGCAATAACGCCGCTTGCCCGTGCCTTCAAACTCGGAACCGCACACGGTGCAGGATCCCTTCACTATTTTCCGCATACTGGCCAGCAGCTGACCAGGTGTTAATTCTTTCATGTCGGGGATTATAAACCAATATTATCAATTTCGCAAATTGATAGCGTAAAGTGTTGACAAGTGTTTTTCCATCCTTTATACTTCCTATTGTAGCAAGTAGATAACGCTAACAACTAACGAAGGAAGTGAACAACATGGCAACAATCAACAACAACAAACCCGCTGGGGTCTGCGGCGGGTTCCGGGTCTGGGAAAATGGGTCCATCGAAGGACCCGCGGCCTACATGGCCACCTTGGACATGGACAAGATCCTGCGCCATGCCAAGGCCCTGGCGCCAGTCATGGCCGAGCAATCGGTCTATCAGGTGATCGCGTTGGCCTTGGCCACCGACGCGGCTGAGGGAACACTTCCGGGCCGGTAGTCCCGACCCTTCGCCCTGATGATGGCTGGGATGGCTTCCCAGCCGAAACGCTGCAAGCGTAGGCGATAGCCAAACAATAAAAGGAAGGGGAAGGAATAATGATTTTCGATAGAAAAACAAAAGCTAAACTAGACCAAAAAGCCGCCGAAATGGGATACACAGATATAACAGAATATATAGAATCCAATTATGATGACATACGGCCGACAGAAACAACTATCTACGGTGTAACTCGGGCTGGCCAGGGTCATGGGGAAAGGTTCCATTTTTCCCACCAAACACAAGCAACTATATTTGGGAATGATTACCTAATAGCAAATCCGATAGCATACTGCGGCTCCCGTGGGCGATGGGGCAGGTATTACGCCTTCGAGCCACTAACCGAAACCAATAACGAAATCACCTGCAAGAAATGCCTCAAGGACTACGGAACAGTCGCCCAACAATTAGAGCGAATAGCCACCACGGGGCAGGGCCCTTTCGGGCCCAGGATCTAAGTAGCATCGGATAACCAGAAAAAGGCCACCAATACGGTGGCCTTTCTTTTTGCCAAAAGTCAGGCGGCGCTAGGTAAAGGGGAAACTAAACCACAACCCCGCCCAACTCAAGGAGCGAACCCAAGAATGGCTATTTTGTGGGGCAAAAAAGCCAATCGTTGCGGGTTCTCAGTTAATCGTTCTTCTCATTTTCGTCGTTCTGAAGGATACGCATACTTGTTCCAGCCAAGAACCCAAATAAGCCTGACACGATAGACGTTAAAATTTCAGTCGCAGACATTAGGTATCCAATCCAGGCTGCAAACAAGCTGAAGATTAGGGCGGCTATCATAGCCACCATTATCTGGGGACGAATCTTTCCCATCATTTTATCACCACCACTAATAATGATCCCATCAGACCCACCAGGAGCCCAATGCCCGCCAATACAAGCCACATCTGGGCCTGTAAAACCGCCACCTTCCGCTCCAGCTTCACCCACGGGCCTTGAGGGCTCATAAAATGATTCATCCTATCAATTACATTATCCGCGAACATCTGGCTGGCAGAATTCCGCTGCACCGGCCTCATACGTCATAACCTGCAGAATCGACCCACGTGGTCAGGCCGTTCTCGTATATCCTTATTTCATCAATACCGCAGCAGCATCGACGCCTTCCCCAGCCGTATTCCTTATAGTTGTGGAACCCTAGTTTGCACCTGATCGCTTTTATCATTTCATCACCTAACATTTATCGGTCGGTCGACTAGCCCGGAAGTGGACCCGCCGCGTATCTTTACCCCAGGGGATACGGAGTAGCTCGGTACATCAATTCCCGTACCATTTCCGAATTTACTGTCCGCGTCCTGTTCCATCAAACCCGCCTTGACGTTGGATATATACCATTCCCCAACGCTGCAATGGACGTTCTTAAATGAGATCTCGCCCACCTTCGGGGATCCCGTGACCTTGATAACGATACGGTCAACGGTGCTGTCCTTCGACTCAAATGTCCCTGCGCCCCGGTCTGAATTGACCACCAGTTCGGGAACGGTCGAGTCCTGGGTTGGTGTTACGCTGGAACCGTCAATGGATCCCGCAAGGTTTAGCTGGGATATCTCGGCGCCCGTTGTCACGAATGTGGGCGCTGATACATTAAGCATTGAGAGCTTGCCCGTGAAAAGATAAGCGGACGAGGCCACACCAGTACTGGCATATGTGATATCAACGCATCGGTCCAGACCAGCTTTGCCCAGGCTCATATTCTCAAATGCCAATTTATCCAGCCTGGAATTGTCCCCAAGGTTCAGCTGTAAGGTCTGGCTTTGCTGGGATGGATACTCGGGGTCTGGTTCCAGGGGTGTCCCGAATACCTTCGGCAGATGGTATTCGGCGCCTGCTTCCGGGAAAATCGGGGTGTGGTCACTGGTAGCGACTACAGTGGTTAATGCCAGGCTAAAACCAACAGCTACAATTCCCACACTTGTGGCCAATCCACGCCACCCGCTGAGATTAAACCGGAACCGGGGCGTCGGGATGCGTAGCGCCGATAAGAAGCCAATGCGCGGAATGTAGGGAATAAATACCTTCGCAAACTGAACCTGGCGATTTCGTACAACAAGCGCTTTGTATCGCCATATCAAGGCCAGTATACCCACGCTTACCAGGGCGCCACCGAGTGCCGCAATTATTGCCGATGCAAAAAGGGAAATACCTTCAGGCGTTCCGGTAGACTCTGAAAACCAGTTTGCCAGCTGGATAATTAGTTCCGAGATTGAAAGAATCATTCCTCACCCCCTGCCGATCCCTGCTTCTTTTCTGAAATTAACCGCTGCCCCAGGGTTGCCACAAATGCCGTCACCGGTGCGCTGAATATGGAAAAAGCCACCAAAATGATGTCTAATTCCGGCGCCACTTCTGTCGGGTTCGATAGAGTACGCCAACAAATGATTATTCCCAGGCAGGTGAAGCCCATCAATAGAGGCCACACGAACAGAATGGTCAAAAACTCGGTCCCCGTTAATGTCGTGGACGTCTTGACCTTCAACCGCTCGATTTCTCGGGCTTGTTCTAATAGTCGTTCCTGTAAATCGTCCGCAGCCATTCATCAATAAACCCGTATAGTTAGGATACCGCCCAGCCCGTCCGGTTCCTGGTAGATGATCCGACCAGGTGCCGGGTCAACCTTTTTGCTGGGTCGTTTGAATATCCGCTTCAACCACTTCATCAATACCCCCCGTAGCCGCCATAATCACGACGCTCACCTGATGGCTGTGACTTCCCTAATTCAGATAGCATCTCACCCATATATGCGTGGTCTGCCATGATAGTGTTCGCCTGGTCATTGGCTATGGCCAGGCCGGTCTTGAGTTTTTCAATGGCTGGGGAATTACGATTCACTTCCTCGGTTAATTCGTCTATTCGGAATATCAAAACATCGACTTCTTCGGTTATCGCTTCGATCTCGTCAAAATCTTCAATCAATTTATTGAGTTTGTTTATCTCAATCTCGGTCTGTCTGCTGGCCTGCCCTACAACTTGCGAGGCTCGCCGTAGTTCCACAATCTCGGTCTGGGCGGCCGTTATATCGGCCCGCAGCGTCAGCACCCAACCTATTAACCCCACGGCCACAATGAGCAGCGGTACAATGGTTCCGATCAATTGCAGATGTTTCCCCATATGCTCTTATTCCTTAAAGATTTTCGACCGTGGTGGCGCCCGTTACCGTGAAGGACTCATCGACTAACAGGGTTTCGAGTCCTTTTTGGGTTTCTTTTCCCAATATCTCGTCAGCGATGTAATATGATATATGCTCCATCGCCTCTACCTCGCCAGCGTCATTCTTAATAACTTTGCAGAATACACAAACTTCTTTCGCGTTTGCTATTTCCTTAACATGCTTCAAACTGCGTAAACGAGCAGCAATCTTCTCATTACTGCCATCTAATGCCGCAGCAGCAGATTCAATGGCCGCATCCCTGGTATCCCTACGTGTTTTTAATTCCGCAATAATTGCGTTTATTTCATCAGTACTTCGCGCCATTAGTCCCCCTTAATCCTTTGTAATAAACCCATGATAGCTGGCACGGGTTGAATCGCCCGAACTATGATTTTGAAGCCGGGCATATAGACTATTATTGATCGGAAAAGTCATTCGCCCCCCGGTGGATTCAGCATCTTCCCCACGCATAATTATCACCGTAGAAGTACCGTCGTAAGCCTGTATTGAATTATTGTCACCAGCGTCTCCACCAAAACACTTAATTACCCACTCAACACCGGAACCGGGTTGCACCGTATACGACCCACCTGCAGATAACGTCTGCAAACTCCCAATAACGTCCCCTCTTGCCATAATTCCCCCTATGAATACATCATTATTTCGACCATCGTGTCGGCCGAGTTAGAACTTCCCCCAGCAGCCTGGAACGTGGGATCGGATCCCGTCCCGTTGCTGGTCAATACAAGCCCCGAACTGCCTGGCGTAATTGGTGTTACTGCACCAGTTCCCGAGCCCACCAGGACATAATGGTCGTTCAAACTGGTGGCACCGGTTCCACCATTGGCTACCGGTAGCGTTCCAGATACACCCGTCGCCATCGACACCTGAGCCCATGCTGGGTTGTTATTTGACCCCGTGTTGGTCAATGACCTGGTGGCGTTGGTGTCCTTTGCCAGCCGTGCCGGGGCGTTGGCGCCCGTAGCGTATAGAATGTCACCCTGGGCGCTGAATAGCGCCGGTGCGGTCAATTCCATATTGCCCTTGATCTGGGCATTAAGGTCACTAGCTTCGACTATTTGGCCCGTTGACCACGTTGCCGGTGTTGTCCATGCCATAACTAAATCCCCCCTTTAATATGAAAGCCGTGTGCTGGTTCCTAACTTGCTGGTCCCTAACACCCACCAATCGCTGTATTGTGCCGCCCAGCTTAATAAGAGCGTTACAATGTGCAGCCGGTTATTGCTGACGGTGTGAGATATTCCTTCGACAAAAAAGTCCCCATTGATGGCCAGGTTCGCGTTGTTCTGGGCCACTACCGTCACCCGGTCGGACAAGTCCCGCTGGATCATTTCGTTAAGTGAATTCTGGTCACGGTTGGCCACGAATGACAATTTCAGCATTGGCGTGGGATCCTTATAAATTGCCACGTTGAACTTGCCCCAATCCGAAGCCTCGGCCGTGGTCGGGATAAATTTCGTTTTACTCGGCCAGGTCCTTTCCCCGAAGGCGGTCTTGCTGGTGGCGTCGGTTTCCTGGATTGTCACCGGGTTGTTGGATGTTACGGGCGTTCCCCGTGCCTTCAGTAACGTTATATATGCCCTGGCTGCGTTGTTATTGGTCAAAGTTATCGACATTGTTTCCGAGCTTTTGGAAACCGATATCCCAATATCTGACGTAATGTTTGTGCCTGATCCATCAGCGGCGGTATTGGCCGTCATGTCAGTAGTAGCAGCCACCGTTGTCCATGTCCCCACCCCGTCGGCGTTTCCAGCGGCCCCAGGCGTAGGATATCGGGCGATATACGTGGCGGTTAATCCGGGTTCAATGCTCGGGGAATTGGCCCCCGATTCGCTCAACGTCCATAGATCCGCAACGCTGCCGGTGTCGTGCGTTATAACTTCTGTGGAAAACACGTTGAAGATATGGGGAAGGGGATCGTCCTGGTCTATCTTGTTATAGACCCGAGCAGCCCCAGCCGCGTCGCTATACGTGGCCTGGCTGGTCAATGCGGCCCCGCTCAGTCGTGCTTGACGGTCGTCGAATCCGATTTTGCCGTCTTTCGTTTCGTATATGAAACCGGCTTCGGTTTCCTCGACTTCCTGCAGGGCTGACACCGTGTAGGTTGAATCCTGCCAATACCTGCCAATGGTAGTCTTGCCCGTGGATAGGGTCCGGTAATTGGCTCCAGCTGGCCATCCAGCAGCGTCCAGGATGGCAGCCACTACCTGGTCGGTTCGTTGGTTTGTAACCATTGGAACGTTAATCTGGTCCAGGTTCACATGGCCCAGCGGTCCCGTGGCTTCCAGTGTGACCGTTGAATCCCCACCCGCTCGGACCATTGGCGTTATTTTAGTCAGGAAGCCCCGCCATATCGGTTGATCTGTCAGGCTGTCGCTGCTGGCCAATAAGCGCACCGGGCGCCCTGGTAGCAGGTTTCCATATAGCGGCGAACTGGAATTAAAATACGAGTAGTCACCCGAACGGTTATCAACCACGGCCTTCAGCGTTCCAGCCTTGGAATTGCCCGTCAGCTGGGAAGCCCTATCCCGTCCGAAGTTGCAGGACACCGTCCGCACGCGCCCCATGTCCAGGGAATCACCGGTATCAGTGAAATCCCCGTCATTATTCCAATCTATTTCGAGCTTATACGTTGCAACTGCCATAATTACGCCCTAGCCAGCACTCCCGTGAAACCGCCACCCAGCACCGCGTCCCGGACCGCTGCGGTCACACGTTCCGTAAAGTCATCACTTACAATGTCGCCGTTGACCGTTATATTGACGTTAATTCCACCAGCCCCGGAGCGGTTCAAGGGAATCACGGCTTCCGGTCCCCGTTCCCCGATCATTGCCAGGGTTGGGCTTCTTACAATGCCACCATTTGCCAACCTGGGGATTGTGCCAAGTTGTGGCACGCCAAACACCTGGCCCCCTACGGTATAGCCGCCGAGGATCTCAGGAAGTCGAACCCGTGGAACCCTCAACTGAATCCGGTTCCATGACCCAATGAATGTATTGATCTTATCCACAATCCAGTTAATGGCGTCACGTATACCGCCGACTATGCCATCCCACACGCCCAGGATTTTGTCTTTCATTCCCCCGAAGAAATTGGATACCGACTCGGTGACGTTTTTGGTAATGGTTTTAATGGCGTCAAATACTTCCCGCCAGTTATCCCTTAAAAACAAAATCCCTTTAACCAATGGCCCAGCTGGTAGCAGCCAGCCCAGCTTCGATTCGTAAAGGTCGGTGATGAAATTGAACACCTTTTCGACAATGTTCTTAATAAAAGTCATAACTTTTTCAAAGGTTTTACGCAGCACGTTGACGATAGTGTCCCAATTTTTCCACACGATAATCCCAGCGGTTATCGCTGCCGCGATACCCACAACAACCGCCGTAATGGGAAGCATGGAAAGGCTGAGGGAACCAAAGGCCACCGTTAACAATCCCACCGCCCCCGTGATCGCTGGCAGTAACAAAAGAATCGGACCCATTACCAAGGCAAGGCCACCGATACCCGCGACAATTATTCCAATGGTTGACGCCAGCTTCGGGTTCTCAGTTGACCAGCTGATAAACTTGGTCAATAACTCGGTCAATGGTGGAACTATAGCTTCCAGTGCGGGTAATAATGCCTTCGCGAATTGCTGGGACAAGTCCCCCATGCTGTTGTTTAATTGGGTCACGGGATCCGCTGCCGCTTCAGCCTGACCCCCGAACTTGGCCATTATCGCGTCCAGAACCGCCGTGGAGTCTGCGCCCTTTTCAACTGCTATCCCGTACCTGGTCAATGCGCTGGTTTCTCCACCAATCGCACGGGCCACCAATGTGGCAGCTGCGCCCAAATCCATCGACTTCGCTGCCGCAAGGTCAAGAACCGCCGGCAATGCTTTCATGGAATCTTCATAGCTGCCTGACACGCTGATTAAATCCATCAGCGCGGACCGTTGGGCCTCATCCCCGAAGTTCGTTTTTGCTTGCTGGGCGCTGATTACTTCTTCAATAGCGGCCTTTTGCCCTGCGTAGCTTTCCCCGATGTTAAGTAACGCCTGGTCAAGCTGTCTTATTCCGATAGCTTCTTCCTGTAGACTTTTCAGCGAAACCGCGCTTAACGTCGTAAAAGCCCCACCCAATGCGGTCAGGCCCACGCCAATCTTTTTCCGGTGGCGTTCAAAAGTGGCCGACATTTTACCGAAGCCAGTTTGAACCTGCTGGATGCCCTTTACAGCGCCAGAACTATCGGCCCCTATGCTGATTTCAACTTCATTCGCCATTGTTTTCTTCCGGGTTTCCTTCCTGCACTATTGCCAGCATCCTGAGAATTGTTGCCGGTTCATCCATCAGCTGGGACGGTAAACAACCATATCGCTGGCAGATCCCGTCAATCAGTTCCGCTTCTTCCAGTTCCCAGGGCTTCCTAACTATTCGCCCATCTCGGTCGATAGCGCCGCCAACGCTTCTATATCGCCGGATGGCTGCCCTAAAGGGTCTGACACCCCCGACACCTGCTCCACCCACTCGGCCACGATCTGCATGGCCATTTGTAACGGTATCCCCATCATGCCTTCACCGTTGGCCGGTAATGGTTCGCCAGTGGGATCTTCCAGGTTCCACTCAGCCAGGGCATGGTCCCCGAATAACGTGGCCATTGCCGCCTGATCTTCTGCATCAGCGGCGGCCCTCAGCTGGGCGTAATACTTCATGGAAACATTCAACCGACAAACAACCCAGGCGCCCTCATATGAACCCGTCAGCTTGAACCTGACAAGTTCTTCGGGTATACGAAAGCCGCCGGTTTTGCCTGTAGCGGGTTTACTCCCGTTGGTGGTGGTCATACTATGCCCACGTCGGAACTGCGCCACCTGACAAAACCCCGTTGGTTGACCAGGTGCATGACCCGTCTGTCCCACGGCTTATAGCGTAGTCGGTATAAAACGCCTCACATGCCAATGTCTGGCCCGATAGCGCGATGGTGGTGGTTCGTGCCACGCTGGTGGATGGGACCGTCTTAAATACGTCGTGGGCCATGTTGCTGGCATCATCAAATACGCCATTCAGCGTAACCGTGAAATCTGCCAATAATAGCAGCCGTTCCCGTGCGCTCTTATCCAATCCCGTGACGTCTGCTTCTTCCCTGGGTGTTGCAAAGTCCAGGTTCGTTATATCGTTTGATATAGTCCTGGCGCTTCCACCCGAATCGTCAACCGCGACGCTCATTCCCAAGCCCGATTCTTTAGCCATTTCTGACCCCCTTTATCCTGTATAGTGTGTCGTTCATTTCATCAACCCATTGATACGGGTTTAGTAATTGCCCGTCTTTTTTCATTACTGATTCCCGTTCCAGTTCCACCCGGTGCTTGTTGGATCGACCGGTGAAACATTCCTGACCAGGTGCGAAGATAAACTCGACCATCGTGTCCCCCACCCGTCGTTCCTGGCAGTTCATTTTCAAAGTCCTGATAAACTCCGCATGGCCTCGGTGTACCGGGTCGCTCATATTTAGCACCGTTTTCCACCCCAGCCGGTATTCCTGGCAATCCACATCAGCACAGGACGCAATCCTGGAATGGCTGCCCCTCGGCCTGGTGATCGTCCAGTGTGTGTGGGTGTTGGTCATAAGCTGACGTCATCCTGGGCAGTGCCGCGCCTTACCGTCACAACAATGACCGCGTTGCTGAATGTCCCCGTGGTGTTGATTCTCAAGTACCGTTCCACGGCTCCGCTGGCCGTTATCCTCTCGGTTGCTCCTGCACTGGCAGCGGTAAAGGCTGCCACGTTTGCGAAAGCGTCACTGGACCCGTTATCGGATGACCCCTGGATCGCTACCGTTGCCGTTCCGCTGGCAATACTTACAACGTGCAGGTAAGCCACCAAACCGTTGGAAGTGGCTGCCCCGTTGTCTACGCTGGCAGTTGCCCCCGCGCTGGAATGGGTATCAGAACCGGCAGTCAATAGAACGCCCCAATCCGGGGCCGTTCCCGTTGAATTGCAGTTAACATCAAAGGTCAGGCTTCCATCGGTTCCACGTGTCCCGTTATAGTCAATCTGTTTGGCTACCATGCTGACGGCGGGATCCCCTCGGGTTCCGCTAATCAGCCAGGATATCTGGACGTCAGTGGTCGGCAGTCCCGACAATGCGGCGTGTTCCTGGCCAGCGGCGTCATTAAAATAAGTCGTGAAGGATATGTTGCCGTCTGCGAGCCCCATCACCCGTTCATGGGCCGAAGCGTTAATGGCCGTCACATCAAGGGCTTCGCGTGGTGTTGCCATCGTTCCAATGCTGGCCACGTCCCCCGATAGATCATAGCTTGATATATAAAATTCCTGACCGAGTCCGCTTCTTTTTGCCATCTTTCACCCCTTATGGTGTAATTGTTATTTCCCCGTATATGTCAATTTCAAATGGGATGCTTACCGTTCTGCAGATAGCGTCCCCGATTTGCATATTGACCACCGTGGCCGCGCCCACCCTGGAATCGGTGCAGTTGCCGTCCAGGTTGGCGTCGCTTCTCAGCTTGGAATCTATGTTCACCATTGCGTCCCATATATCCAGTTCAATCGCTTCCTGTACTACCCGAGACGACTGCAGCCGCCAATAGGCCCGGACCATGATGGTTGTTGTGCTGCCTATGTCCCCCAGGGTCTGGTGGTTATCTACCCGACCATTGACCCAAAAACAAACCACTGGCGTCCCTGCCAGGGCTAATGGTTCGGCCCTGATTACCCCCACAAATGGCGGGTCGGTAATCTCGGACAATAGCGCGTCTATTCGATCCAATGCCCCACTTCTGCTCACGGTTGGCCGCCTAGTAATTCAATGATGGGATCCCCTATATATTTGTCCCCCAACCTGGTGGCGTTCCGGTTCAAATCCTTCTTGGTGTTCTCAAACATGCCATACATTTCTTCAATTTTCGGCGCGTACTCAATCGTTTCCCCACCAGTAACGCCCTTCGCGTCCACCTGGGCCTTGCTATTACCAGTTAAACGGCCCCATATATGGTTTCGCAGGTTGCGGGTATATGCGCCGTGGCGTTGGGCTGGGGTCGATGCTAAATATTCGGGTTTAGTCCTCGGACCCCATAGTTGTTCCTTGACATTGTTGGATCCTTCAAGCAATGCAATATCCAAAAGCCCACGGTTGATGATGGGCTGGAATTTGGCAATTGTGGCATCGTCAAACATTGGTCCCGTTGCCTTTATATTTACCTTGAAGGCTTCAGCCATTAAAAGATCACCCCCCTAGACGTGCCAGTGGCGCGGTAATCGGCAATAGTCATCAACACCGACCGGATTTCCGATTCGCTGGTGGTCATTGACTCGGCCCCACCCCCAATGGTTCCAGCTGAACCCATGTCCCGGTTCCGAAACATAATCTTTCCAATATCAAGACACGCCTGAACGATCAGCGGCGGGTAATCGTAGCGGGAAGCATTTGCCCCGCCCGAATGGGTTGCCGCCGTGGTCCCATTGACCCCACGTTCAACGGTCAAGGTGTTTCCACTGATACTGGTTATATACATCTGCTCGCTATCTATAAGCACCGTCTGGGCCGGTCCGAAATTGGCCGCCGAACTGACACTGACCGACGTGGCCGTGGTACTCGCTACCGCGTCCGCAGTAGTCACCAGGATGGTGTCGTTCGTGTATCCCCACTCCCCCAGGATGGTCAACGTTTGCTGGCCAGCGTCCAGGGTGTCGGCGGTATCTTCGTTCAGCTTGAGAATTGTTTTCGGTGAACTGTTATAGGGCATCAGGAAATAGTCGGCGTTATATCCTGCCGTCAAAACCGTGTTATTGTCCCTGGCGGTTCCATCGTAGGCCGTCACCGTGGTGGCAGATATTAGCCAATCGGTAAGCCTGATAATGGGGACCATTTCCGCTGTTGTCCGGATAGCATTGCGCCCACCCACCATGAACGGCTCTACCGAGTTCCGCAGATTACCGGAACCTATGTCGAATGCATAGGTTGCCGTCACGGGGCCAAAAGTTCCACCGCCGCAATATAAATCAATGCGGTCACTGGCGCCTTCCAGCACACGCCGAAGCGTGGCAGCGTCGGCAGTCCATCCGCTGGAATACGTTGTCCCTGCCAGGTAATCCCGCAGGTCGTCGGCTGTCGCGTATGTGTGGCGCGTTACCATCTAACTATTTATCCTCGGCCGTTTCTGCTTCTTTGTTTTCTTCGGTTTCCTCGGCCTTTTCTTCGGTGGCTTCCTCTGCCGGGGCTTCCCCGCCCTCGACTTCCTGGAAGTATTCGCCATAATCCCGGAACGGCGCGTCCTTTATCGTGTAGGTTTGCCCCGCTTCGTAACTGTCACCAGTGGCGCCTAATGTGACGCTTTTAATACAGACCACGTTTTTCATATCGTTCTTTCCTTACAGTGTTATTTCGTCCAGAGTCCTGATAAATACGGGCGATTGATCCCCCACATATTGGCCAGCCATGTTGTAATTGAACCATTCCCAGGCATCATCAAAACCCATGTCACGGCCTAACACTTGGATAATTTTGTCGATATCGTAAACCGCTGAAAAGACGCCCCCGTCCTGGCTATCTGTCACCCCTATAAAAGCGGCGTCCAGGCCATCCAGAAGAACCATCCCTTCAAAGCGTTCATCGCTTAATCTTTCGGCTACTGATACCAATTAAATCCTCACTTATAGTGGGCGGGACCGTAGCCCCGCCCTATTTGTTGCTATTAGCTAGCTGCGCACTTTAGAACCTTGAAGGCTGCGGTTACACCGACCTGGCCATCACCCCGGCGGGTTGCGAAGAACCCAACCTGGTCATTGCCCATGTAAAGGTCATCATTCCTGCGAATGGTGAACCCTACGCGGTCGAATATGTAGTAATTGCGGAAATCACCGAATATGGCAATTTCGTTATTGGCAGACAATGCAGTGGCGAAACCGTTGTTGCTGGTATCGTCTGCGTGTGTTACGGGCTTGCCCAACAGGTTGGCGGCTGGTGCTTCGCTTAATGATGCGATGCTATGTACGCCGGCACCGGTGGACTGGATACCGTTGATAGCCTTGCTTATTAAGCTCGGCATTACCCAGGAAGCGTTCTGGCGATGTTGGCTTTCTAGCGTATAGTAGATCCCCAAAATATCAGCGGCGGTTATTGCACCGGTTGCGGCCATGACATAGTCGGCTGCAGCTGATGGCAAAATTCCAGCGTATTGAGTGCTGTTGTTGCCGTTAAGAACCCCAGCATCTTCAAACCGTCCAGCGGCTTCCTGGAATATCTGGCTGAGTAAAGCGGGCAGATTGACCGCGCTATCGTCTAATAATTCCCTGGTGACTTTTACAAGCCCGCCAGACTTTTCAATGCTGTAGGCCACCTGGCCAACGGTTGGGGTCTGATCGCTGAAAGCTGCTTCTTCAGCAATGGCAGCCCAGGAAGCGGATGCCAAACTTGGAACATATCCGTCCTTACTGCTGACCCTGATAACCGTGCATAGTGGGCGCGTAACGCTGCCCGGGACTCCTGGATCGTGTACCACCTGGTTGATGAATTCTTCTGGTACGAAGAAACCACCCTCGGCGTCGGTGTCCTCTTGCATGGCCTTTCGTTCTTCACTGGTGGCCTTATTCCAGAAGGCGCTTTCGGTTGGGGCCGACATCCATTTAAGGAATGTGTCGGTCATAAACTGGCCTTGCTCTTTTAGGTTGCTTCCCATTTGTTCCTGGACCCATAAAGGCTGGGCAATAATTGGAAGCCCCTTGACCCATGAATGTGGCTTATAGTCGGCCTTGATGCTGGCCGTTGTGTCGTGGGCATCGTAGACCTCGACATCCTTGGAAGTTACCGGCACCGTGTTAATCGGGGTGTTAAGATCCCCGGCTAATCTTTTGACTGACTCGGCTGCAGCGTCAAGCTGGTCAGCCTGGGCAATCTTGGCCAATGCATCCTCGGATAACTTGATGGCGGCTTCGCCGTCGTTCTGGTCGATCTTTTCTTCGGCTTGGGTTGCTAATTTTTTTGCTTCTTCTCGTAGCTCTCTACTACTCAAAACGTACCTTCCTATTTTTTTATTTGGTTTCTGATAGTTTGAGGCGTAGCTCCAAAAGGCGAAGCTTGGCCTTTACCGTGTCCAGGGCATCATTGTCTGACGTGCTGGAGGCGGCAGCGGCTTCGTATTCTGAATCCTCGCCGGTTGCTGGCTCGAATTTAATCCCGTCGTGATCGGAGCAATAGCCACGGGCTTCCGCTTCCGACCAGTCGGACGTGGGCATCCGATAACTCTGGATGTCCCATTTATCGGTTCCTTTTTCCTGCCCGTAAATCACGCGGATGGTTTTGCCGTCGGCTTCTTCTTCTCTATTTCTGAAGATTTCAAAATCACCAGGTTCCCGCATACGGCAGGCGTGTTCGTTGGGATATGGCTTTTCCTCGGTGTCCATGTCCGCTGACTTGGCGGCAATGGTTCCCGTTGCCGGTGACGCGCCCCGGATAACGCTTCCGTCCTTACTGCCAACCCTGATAACGTTGCAGAGTGGCCGCGTTACGCTGCCCGGGACCCCTGGATCGTGTACAATTTGGTTAATAAACTCTTCTGGTACGAAGAAACCACCAACCACGTAGTCCATGCCCGCTGACTTGGCGGCAATGGTTCCCGTTGCTGGTGACGCGCCCCGGATAACGCTGGATACTTCCACCCAATCAAGTTCGTTAATGCGCCTGATGGCTTTCTTACCGCCCCGTTCATAGACCACTGCGTCGGCGCTCGGTATGTTGAAACCCACCGACCATTCCCGGATAAATCCCCCCGCGATATTGCTGAAGGCTTCACGGCCGCCCTGGGTTTCAAGGTTCATTTGCATCCTGGCGAATAGCTTGTATTCTTCTCCACCTATATGGTGGGGATGGGCTTCGAGTACCTTGCCAACGATTGAACCGTGGTCATGCCCAGCCAATACCGGAATATGTATCGGTTCCACCAGTGAGCTATTGAAGGCGTTGGGGTCTATGATGTCCCCGTCATAATCCGGAACCCCCATCGTGTTGACGTATGCTTGAACTATTCCGAGTCTTTCATCCAGGACTTTCGCGTCCGATATAATAAATTTCTTATCCATAGTTCCCCCCGTTAAAGTGTCCCGGTTGGCGGTTGGTAATCCCTGGGCATTGGTATCCAGTTCAATGTCCCGTTCGGGTGATCGTCGATATTCATGGCATCATTTACCGTGTAGACCTGGCCGTTCCGCTCGCTGCAGGTGTACCCGTAGGGATCGCCGGGCGGGATGTAATTGTCGTCATCATCCCCACCGTCATCAGCCATCACGTATTCAAACCCCTGTTCCTTATAGAACCCCACGCTGGTCATGTTCTGCGCTTGCATTACCTCGGTCCTCGCTATCATGCGGGAACGGGCTTCGGTTTCGGTTAACAGTGAACGCAGCCCTGGGAACCTTTCATCAGGAACCCCACGGGCTAATTGTTCGATTGAATAACCCCGCTCAAGGGCAGTCTGTACCGCTTGCTTGACGTTCTTGTTCGTTGTGAAGTGGATATACGTGGCTTGTTGCTGCGCCCGGTCTATTACCCGCTTGACCAGTGGCAGCTTTTCCGACCAGTCCAGGGTTCCAGCAACACCGGAAGCGTTCATCCGGTCGAATGTTTTCTGGCTTACCCTGACCAGGGCGCCCCGTACAATCTCGGCTAATATGTTGATCTCAGTGGTAGGCACCAGGTCATCAGTTTCAAATGGATAATCCTTTTCATTACTGACGCCCCGTTCCATTGAACGGCCGAGGATCCCATCGATCCGGTTGCGTATTCCCCGAAAATGTTTCTGTATCTGCGGGGTCATCCGGTCGGTTTCTTCTTCTCGGTCCTGGATTAAGTCACGGCTTAAAGAACGCGCCCGGTTTGCTACCCGTGGCGCTTTTGATAATGGCTCCAGAACTACCGTCGGGGTCTTGTATGTCCCAATAGCCAGCGCTTCTTCTACAGCTGGCGCACCAACGGCCACCGGTGCAGATTCACCCACTGGCAATTCAAAAGTGGCAGTCCCCACCAGCCTGATATCACCGCCCGCGATGCTATCAATCCCCAGGGCGGTCCGCGCTTCGTTCAGTGAGATAATCCCCGCCTGGTATTGGGCCGTTACCTGCTGGGTTTCGCCCATCTTGTCATCAAGGCCCGAGCGCATTGCAGCCCAATCGACCGTTATAGTTTCGTTGTTGCGGTATTCACTGGCCAGGTTATAGTTGAGGAAGCGCAGGATATCATCCACCAGCGGTTCCAATGTGTCGGTATGGAAGGATAGTTTGGCTTCCTTGTAGTTGCTGAAGGTTGACCGCTGAAGTCCTACATTCGCCCCAGCGATAATGGCCGGAACCCGAAACACGGCGCAGATCTTCGACTCGGTGTCGTTGTGAATCCCCGACATGTCCATGTCTTTGGGCGCTGATGATAACGTCTGGTATTCGGCGTCATCGTCCAGAATGGCCACGTTGTGCTGGTTGTTTGGCCCCCCGAACTTACTGCGCCACGAATTCCGAACGGCGGCTGCTTCCTCGCTGCTGGTTATGCGTCTTTTAAGTTTCAATAAACCAGAAGGAACCCCAGCGTTCTGGAAAAAGTTCTTAGCAAAATCGGTCAGGGATAAATCAAGGTTCACAATCCGCGCCAATACCTGCAAGGGTGACAAACCATACACGTCACCCGATGGGTTTGGCAGCGCCATATGGCACATATCACCTGGGTCAATGTAGTGATCTTTACCGTCCACGGTATAAACGAAACCATCGGCCCCGTAATCCCCTGCAATAATTCGGATTCGATCCGGGCGCAGCAGATACATGGCCATGACCTGGTTGCCTCGGCTGCGTTCTTTCAGCACGTAGGCATTACCCGCAACTTGCAGATAAGTCACCAGGAGCTTAATGAAAGAGTTCCAATCCTGGCGGCGGTTGGGCCTGGTTATCAGGTTGTATAAATCCCCACGGTCAACCCGTACAGATCCCCCATCGCTGGACGGGGCTTGCACGTAGTAAGTTGCCGCAGCTGCACCATTGGCCAATTCGCGGATGCAAGCGTGAACAATGGGATTCTTGGCGTAGCCTTCGGATGCAAGGTTCAAATAGGAAGTATTAGGGTAGGCGGCCTGACCCGCTCCCATGTGCATCGGCACGGTTACAGCTACTTCGGTATTTGCCGGTTGCTTGGTTCTGAACCGATCCAATAAACCCAAAATAAAAGACCTCCACGGATTCGGGCGGTTGCCCTGGACACATTCCGCAAAGGTCACTTCCCCGGATTAAAGCATGGGGAATTTTAATTGTCAATATTCCACGGTTTATATGGCTCCAGCTTTCCGCGCCATTGGCTGCTGGTATGCATCAGCCCGTCAATAAATGTGTACCGGCACCAGCTATTGCCCGAGCGGATTTCAAACATTACCCCAGGCATGGCCATCGCCGACTTGATGGCCCAATATCGGGCGCGTTGTCGTGCCGTGTTATTCCGCGACATCCGCAGCTTCCACCATCGTGGTGAATTTCTTCCATAACTGGTTCAGGTAATGACGGTTCTTTCTGATGGCCTTGGCTTCGATCTGGGCAACCCTGGTCCCCGATATTCCACCCAATTCGGCGCCGATTTCTTTTAGTGTATGGGGCTTGGTTGTCCATGCTTTCTGGTGGGTGTCCTGGCGTAATATGTCTTCAACCGTAACTGGTAGGAAACAACCTACGTCGCTCGGCCCCGGTGACGTTATTCTAGTTACCGTTGTGGTCACTCGCACCGGTTGGGTAAATGGATCAATAAATCCACCCTCGGCATCGGCATCGGTGTCCTGGTGCATTGCCATTCTTTCCTCGCGTGTGGGTCTTACCCAGAAACCGTTGCTATTTGATGATGTCATCCACTCAGTAAACGTGTGCGTGGGGATAAGTTCCCAGCATTTTTCACATTCTCGGATGCTGCAATAATCCCACCCGTATCTTAAAAGCAACACCCGCCTTTCCCGGTCGTTTAACCTGGGCGAATAATGCTTTGCCATGAACGGTGTTTTCATTGCCCACACGGACAAGTCCGTCAGTTGGTCACTTGTTAAATTTTCAGCCATTTCATCCTTCCCCTTATTCCGCTTCGTTCCTGGTCTTGCACCTGTAGCACACGATGACCGTCCCCTTAGAGGCTTGTTCTGCCAGGAGCTTATTGCAGTTGCTGCACCGTAGCGCCTTAGTCATCACCACAATCCCCGCCCCGGTGTTGGCACGTAGCACATAGCCAGCGCATCAGCATCGTCAGGGCTGCCACCCGTTGAACGCTTTTTATAATCTTCTTTTGATTCGAGCTTGATTCGCCGATCACCTTGCAGGGTGTACCGACGGCTTGATAGCTGGGCCACCACTGCCTGGTTATCGTCCAGGTCAATCTGCCCATCCCGGAAAACCTGCCCCAATTCCATCCAGGCTTCAGCTATTGCGTTGACGTATCGGTCCGACCGTTGGGCCTTGGCGCCACCGTTGAACGCCACTATCTGGACACGGGATCCCGAAAGTTCTTCACGTAGTCGGTCGGTAACACCACCACCGAGCCCCGTATCATCCACCACAATGGTGTCAACATCCGGGTCATCCTCGGCCAATGCCTGGAGCTTTCCCGCTACCTGCTGGGTGTCCCTTCCCTGGGTACGCCATACCAATCGACAGACGTTTCCCTGGCGTCGATATACAACTGTCGAATCTGCTCCGAATCTTGCAACGTCCACGGCCAGGGTTGCGGGTCCGGTTGGTTCCAGCTGGCGGTCCATCGCT